CCGCCAGCAACTTCACCTTTGGCGGGAGACGCCGGGAACCGAACGCCCTATTCGCTATGATGGTGGAGATGATGGAGCGATACGGATCTCACCCGGATGTTAGGTTCATGTTCGAGGAGGTGCAACCAAAGACCTGGCAGAAGGAGCTTCATACGACAGCCGATCGGGTGTATACGTCGGCGAAGTTAGACACGAAGGCTACCTCCATCCGATGCGCCATGCGCCTTTTCCCTTTGGTCTCTTTCGTGAAACCATGGTCAGGAAAAGGAGTACAACCTACTAAGATACAAGACGGAATGTGTGACGCTACGCTTATAGCCGAGTATATTAGACGTAAGTTTAAACTATTTTAATACTATTAAGTATTTATTGTATTTGTATTAATATAATTATGATTATATTTGCGATGTAATAAAAAGTTGTTCGTTATGCTTATAAGATGCTTGTCGAAGTCATTAAATGAGAAGTTGGGCAAATTGGAGACGGTTGTTAAGAATGCCGGTCACAACTCCCTTTATAAGGATATTAAGATAGATGTTGTCAATAATCTGGCTTATATCACTTCCGTAAATGCAAAGGTATGTGTTATAGAGCGATTGGAGGTAGAGGCTGACTCTAACTTCTCTTTCTTGGTAGAGGCAAGCTCTTTTATTAAGTTCATGAAAAAACAGAAGAATTGCGAGATTACGATACTGCTTTCAGATAAAAAAGATCAGATAACGATCTGCTATGCTTCTGGTGAGTATAGTTGTCCGGCTTTTGATATCAATACATTCCCGCAGGTACATAAGATACTTGATGGAGGAATTAAGGTTAAGATGAGCGATTATGTTTCGGTTCTTAACAAAGCCAGCGATTATACGGAGGTAGATGACTTTTATCCATGCATCGAGAATGTGGTAATTGATATTGATGATATTAATATTAATATAGTAAGTACGGATAGAAATACTATTTACAGGTATTTTGTCCCTAATCAGGATAAGGTAGAGAAGATGTTTATCCCGGTATCGAACGAATCCGCGATATTGCTTGATAAGCATATCAATAAGTCATCGGATATGTTGTCTATAAAAGTGGACGATACTAAGACTTATTTCTCTACGCCTGATATGGATATGTATGAGACCCATTTTGAGGGTAATTATCCAAATTGGAGGTTCGTGGACGAGCATTTTGTCAAAACAAGTACCTATGTCTTTGATAAGGATCTACTCGTCCAAGCCCTCCAAAACAATCTTAAGGTAAATGAGTTCGATCATTGCAAGTTGATATTTACCGATAAAGGATGCGGTATTATGTCAGAGAACCCGTCTTCCGGTAAATCATGTAAGGAGAGACTTGCTTCTTTGTCTTATCATGGTGAAGATATTATATGTAACGTATTATGTGGAAGATATCTTGGTATCATAAAAAGCATATCGTGTAATAGGGTGGTTATCGAACATGACCATAAATCTCATTTCAATAAGATTTATGGGGAGGATAATAAGAACGAGTATTTCTTGTCATCATCAGTTATTGTTTAATATTTAAAAATATATAAAATGGGAGTTAGAGAAAATTCATCAGGTGGTAATAACCATTACTTTAAAGTAAGTGGTAGCGGACTATTATATCAGTCATCAAGAGAGCCAAAGGAAGGTTTCGAGGAGCATATAAACGAGAAGACCGGAGCCGTTTCTTATTGGAGGGTATTCTGGAACGGTATCGAAGGCTATTTGTCTGATATCAATGTGCGAGAAGTGGAGTTCAATGGGATAAAAGCCAAATACGTGTCCATAAAGATAAGTGATGAGGATGGTAATTATTTCATAAACGTTCCTTTGATGACTCAAAAAGGAGGTATTAATAATTACGTGAAGTCACTGGTAAGGTACTTGCCTAATATTGACCTAAAACGTAAGGTGGTAATAAATCCTGCTCATGCTAGGAAAGGGGATCAATATGCTCCCGGTAATTTTTTCATTTCATACGCTAGGGAAACTCCAGATGGGAAGGACGAGCTTATCCAGCAATATTATAAGAACGGACAGAACGGATGGCCTGATAGGGTAGAGAGCACGGATATTATGGGCAATAAGAAATTCGATTATACGGCACAAGATACTTTCGCTTTTCAAGTATTTAAACAATATCTTGAAAAGTTCAAGGCTGAAAACGAAAAATCGGAACAGAATAGAGGCCAAAGCATAGGCGCTACGCCAACCGCACAGACGCCCCCACCGTCATACGCAACGCAGGCTCCATCGCAAACGCCTCCTCCATCATACCAGCAGGCTCCGCAGCAAGCGCAAGCTCCTTTGTTTGGAGGTCAACAACAACCTCCTCAATATCCTCCTTTTGGAGACGACAGTGATCTTCCATTTTAATTAGCTAATTAAAAATCAGAAAGTTAATGGAGAGTAATTTTAATATATCTACTAAAGTGAACCGTGTCTCGATGCCTACCCAAAATAAGGTAGATACGGTTATGAAGAACTTAGGGCATCGACCTTGTGTAGCGTATTCCGAGGAAAAGGATATGTATTATAAGGATGGAGAATGGGTAGCGTCAGATCTTGACGCTACTATCTTACCTCTTAGGGAGATGTTCGAAAAGACATCTGATTTGAAGTTAGGATTGAAGATCGTTTATTTAATAATCAAATTATAATGACCAGCATTGAGGATATTAAAAAACTTCTGGAGAGTAAGTCGTTTACATCAGCTAGAGACCTTGACGAGTTTGAGGAGAAGCCGGATGATAAGCTTGATGAGGTTCACATGAATTGCGATCCAATGGTAGGGATAGTTGAGAAAGATGGTAAAATTTTTCTTAACTCTTTAAAATTCTCTAAGGCATGGAACTCATTGGGAAAGGATATTCCTATCAAGCAAGGTAATGCCTTCCCGTTGGGTCAAGGTGATGTTCTTGATATAGATACAGGTGTATCGGCGTCGTTCCCGGATGATACTGTCGGGATGGTTATGATGCTGCCATCGTTCACCAACGATACAGGCCTCACTTTGGTAGGATCACCGTTCGTTTTCTCCAACAACGAGAATATTACGATCAGAGTCACTAATGTCCGCAAGGATATAGCTATAGTAGAGAAAGATAAGCATATAGCTGAGTTAATTATAGTCGGCAAGATAAAGGCCGATATTCGTAGAACTTATAAAAGTGTTGAGGATGTTCGGATTGAAGATAGTAAAGAGTAGTTATATAGATACTCTAAAACAGGATCTTGATGATGCTATTAGCTATTCAAGTAGATTAAAAAGAGATTATGAGGATGCCCGCAAGAAGATAACGGAATTAGAAGAGAAAGTAAGGTATCTTGATACGCTTGTCGATTCTCTTGATATGGATATAGATTCCAAGGATTCTCATATAGTTAAGATGGGAAATGAGCTTAGTAAATCAAGAGAGTTATATAATGAGTCGGTAAAAGAGAAAGAAACTCTTAAACGGGCTTATATGGATATCGAGAAGAAACATAAGTTATCATCTAAATTACTCGATGAGGCTAGAAGAAGATATAAGGAACTTGAGGATCAGAATAAGGCTATGTCAGATCGTATCAAATATCTTGAGGCAGAGCTTTTAGATAGCGATGTACCTGATGAGGTTGTTGTTGATGAGGATAAGATGGATCCTAATTCCGGTCATATTGATATACCTGAAAATAACGCTCCTGAGGTTACTGATGCCGATGCCGGTAATGATGTAAATGTCGAGAATAAGGTGGAGGATAAGAAGAAATCTAAGAAACGTAAAAAATCTAAAAAGGATGAATAAGATCTTGTTATTATTGATAACTATCCTTACCTTAGCGGTTGTCGGATGCGGTACGTCAAGAACCTACTATACGGAATATGATACTACTGATATATCTTATGTGGTGGATTCCATAGTGTCTTCCGGGACCGTGATGGGCCAATGGAAGGAGTGGCGGTTTACGCTGGACGACGGCCGGGTCGATAACTTTGGCTTTACCGCCCTGTACGACGCCAAGGGAAAGACTAGGGGGTCTATACAGGTAAGGCAAAGATCCGATACGTTTAATATCAAGATAATAGATTATCATAAAAAGGATAAGTAATGGAATACGGACTAGGTTACATACCATCACCAGTGGATGACAGGGACGCTATCATGAACATGCAGCACGAGGCTGTTCCTGATGAGTATAAGATCAATAATGTCGATAGCGTAGTGGATCAAGGTTCTTACCCTATTTGCGCGGCAATAAGCTTGGCTGAGATACTTAATTGGAGAAAGAGTATAAGGGCTATTAAAAGACCGGCTAAGATCTCTCCTTACGATATATATGATCTGAGAGAGGATAAGGATCAGGACGGGATGGTTCTTCGTGACGCTATCAAGTCTATCAAAAACGTAGGCGTAGATGGGGAGAAAATAAACAGTTACGCTAGGATCATAGATCCGGTATCGGCTAAGGTAGCGTTGATGCTGAATGGGCCTCTGGTTATAGGTCTGTATTGCTATAATTATGGTAATCGATTCTGGCAAGGCCAAGGACAGAACTTGGGAGGTCATGCCGTTATCCTCACCGGCTGGGACAAGGCCGGCTTCGTCCTACAGAACAGTTGGGGGACGGGATGGGGTAGGTCTGGTGTAGAGACGTTCCCGTTCGATGATTGGTGCTATATGCTAGAATGTTGGACAATAGTTTCATGATATTACTATATAATTTTCGAGAAATTCCGATCCACATCCTCTTGTGAAAGCCGATGTGGTTATTTAGGACCCGTAGATCAATTGGTTGGATCATCTGGCTCATAACCAGAAGGTTGTCGGTTCAAGCCCGGCCGGGTCCACGCTATTTTTTGGGGGAAAAACTAGCATAGGGTTTTGTCATTAGATTTAGAGTTTAGATTTTGTTTGATACCCTTGTCCGTGAGGATCAGGGTATATGCCCCAATAGCTCAAGAGGAAAAGTAGCACATCTCTCCTAAAGATGGGATCCACGTTCGAGTCGTGGTTGGGGTACATGGTGTTTTTTAACATATTCCCGTAGGTCGGTAATTAACGATAACCGGTAGACAGCCTACGGGAATCAATAAAATCCTACGTGCTTGGGATCGCTTTCAGTTCTATTTTTCGTGTGTAATCTATAGGAGGGTAGCACGGCCCTCCTATTTATAATAACTATTTGGGATGGATATTAATCAAATAAAAAAGTATCTACCAGCAGGATGGGATGTGGTTGATCTAATAGATCACGGTATAATCGATCTTGATATTATGAACGGAAAGATGATGGGGGAATATGTGGCTATGTTGATGATAAGGTCTTGTGAGAAGGCTACTAAGTCATATACCTTAACCAGTTTCTCGTTCCATGATAAAGATATGGATAAGTTGAGGATGTTGATAGGTAATGCTATAATGGCGGTAGGATATAGGAATAATCCTCTGACAGGAGATGGGAACACGGCAATCAAATAAAGGTACTGAATACACTGAAAGAGGGATATTGGATATCCTTAACAGACAGTTCTTGGTATCTCCTAGATGGATTATAAACAACTTATATGTCTATAACTGGGAGTCCGATTATCTGGCTATAACCAGATCCATGTACGCTTATGGGGTTGAGGTGAAGATCTCGTTGGCTGACTATAACAAGGATTTCGAGAAAGAGGGTAAGCACCAAGTAATGCAAGGCTGGTTCGAGGCCCGGAAGCAAGCCCTATACGAGACCGGGGACTGGGTCAGGTACGGTCGCCCAAATTACTTCTACTACTGCGTGCCAGATGGGTTGGTTGATCCTAAGGACATACCTCCGTACGCCGGGCTTGCTTATGTTTGTGGCAGGAATTTGAGAAAGGTCAAGGATGCCCCTATCCTGCACCGTGATAAATTTGACCCAGAAGCTTATAAGATGGCAGATAAATTCTACTATAATTGGTGGAATGAGAGACGTAAGGCCAGACAGATAGAAGGGAAGGATATGAAAGACGAGTTCAGGAAAAGCATGAAAAAGGTGAAGGAGAAGATAACCGTCGATGCCAAGATCAAGGCGATGGAGGCGTTCTGGAGCGTCTGCGATTATGCCTACTGGCCGTACGGGGGAAGAGGGGTGCCCGGAATGAGACCCAACTGTTCCGCTTGTGGTGAGGAATGTAAATTACAATGTCCGAAAGGAAAGGAATTTAAAAACAAGATACGATGAGTAAGATTAAAAATGTATTGGCAAGAGCCATTTCATTGGCGTCAGAACAACCAATGAGTTATAATGAGGTAGAATCATTACTTGAAGATATAGATACTTGTAAGGTCAAGATATGGCTGGAAAAAGGGGCTAAGCTGCCTGAATACGCTCATAAAGAAGACGCTTGCATGGATTTGTTCGTTAAGGATATAGAACTTGACGGAGACAGGATTATATATCATACTGGCGTACATGTAGAATTGCCAGAGGATTATGAGATGGAAATCCGTCCACGTAGTGGTTTTACTAATAGCGAGCTAATTATGCAAAACGCCCCTGCTACCATTGATGAAGGATATAGTGGGGAAATTATGATAGTTCACAGAAAAATGGATAGGAATAGTCCTTATTATTGTAATGTAGGTGGTAAGGTAGCACAACTTCTTATTCGTAGACGGGAACGTATCATATGGGAAGAAGTAGAGTCATTAGAGGATCTTGGAAAATCTGATAGAGGGGATAATGGGTTTGGTAGTACAGATAAGATAAATAAGGATGGCTCCATGACCGGCGAATATCGGTTAGGAAACCACCGCGGTAATGAATGATATGGAAAACAAAAATGCATCAACCACTACTAATGATGGGTTGAAAGAAATTGACAAACAAACAAATCCTGTTATGTATGGATGGAGATGTCCAGTATGCGGAAGGGTGTATTCACCTTTCACGTCTATGCGCGCTTATTGCGGCAATAATAACATGAATCATATTACATGTAAAGCTACTAGATAATTGATATGAGTGGAAGAGTTAAGATAAAGTCCAAAGATAAGGATAAGAAACCTAAGATCGATGTATTTAAGGTAATAGAGAACCGGTTCAAGAACATGAACGAGCTTCGGGATCTTATCGACATGGATCCAAGGAAAGGGTTGGTCAGGATCCGGGATGGAGCCGGATTCAGGGAGGTGGAGCGTGGCGGATGCCTGCATCGGAACTACCTTAACCTGTTGGAGGAGGAGCTGGGAGCTAAACTATCAATAGATCTGATTGATAAGTATGTTAAAAGAAAATAGCACATCACCTACCCTAGTAATTACCTAGGGTAGGTTCGTTTTTATATACCGAAGTATCTACCACGATCTGGCTATCCATATCACCAATCAACTCAATGATCTCATCCCTTATATCATAAGAAAGTAAGATAGGTATTATGGTTAATATAAAAGATAGTATTATTCCTGATCCTATTATGATAGCAATATCATCGCACTCTATATCTAACATCGGCATGACAAACATCAACCCGGACATGAATATCATCACGAATAACGCTGATATCTCATTTATCATATCCCTCTCCATTACTTCCTTGATCATATCCCCTCGACTTTAGTATGGTTTATTATCCTACTGATATGACGGATACCTAACCCCGTCCTGTCCTTTATCTTGCCATATACGTAGTTCCTTGACACGACAGTAGCCAAATCACCTAGCTCGTCCAGTATCTCGTTATACATCCTATGGATCTCGTTGTCGCGGATAACCGTACCGTCCCTTACATATATCTTCTCAACGTCATCGTCGCAGAAGAAGATCTTAAGCTTATGAAGTATGTCTAACATGATTATAGTTTTGTCCCAAAGATATGAAATTTTGAGGATAAAACCAGAAGGAAGCCAAAAAGAACGGGGAGGCGGCGTGAGGGCTGGGGATGCCCGGAAGGATGGAAGCCAGCCCGTTCTCTTGGATTCAGCGACATGATCTGAGAATAAATCATATATTTGTATGTACAAAATACATAATGATATGGAATTAATAAAATTAACTCAATGGGGGGGGGTATTTTCCGTCCTCCATAAAAACAATAGATTATGTTAAGAAGAAGAATGTTAAGTCAAATGCCATTCCCGCCATCTAGTAACGTGAATGACGCTTATTTTTACGTGGAAGCTCCATGGATAAAAGATCTATCAAAATATAATATGAATGTGGATGGATCTATGTATATGGATATTGATAAATATAATGGTAAATATGTATTTTCCATGGGAAGAGCAGGAACCTACAATTCCTATATCAAATTTGATAATGACTCGAATATATTACCATGCCCTCAACCAGATAACGAAATATCCATAGAAGCGTTGCTCTATTTAAATACACAACAGGAAGGAAGATATTATCTCTTCGCTCCATATGGAACCCAATCTACTACACAAAGCTATTTATGTATCGGTGTTAATGTCTCATCATATGGGACTTTCCTTTTTTATACCCAAGGACGATCTGTGGCTATACAACCATATCAGTGGATACATGTAATGGCGTCGTGGAGAAATGGGTATTTAAGGGAATATATTGGAGGAGTACTGAATTATGAGGATGCGACTAATGTGATGTATACACGAAACTATCAAACATATTATTTTAATATAGGAGGATATCCATCAGCCTACGACATGGGACTCCCGGGAATGTTTAGGTATGTAAGGATCTGGAATTATGCCAAGAACTTTGACTTGGATAAATTCGTGCCGGATACTTGATCATACGATATTAAGGTGGTGGTCGTGCCACTACCTATCTATTATTCCATAATAAAGATATATACCAAGGGAAGTAGCCGGCGGAAGCCCCGATGGGTAGGCCCGGAGGGATGAAGGGAGGTCTACCTCCCTTTGGTACTAAATCCTCCTCATAAGATATCATGATGGCGCTACAATTATTATATTTACGTTATAGGTATTATTGTAAATGCCAGTTCCAACGGCAATAGATTGACATCCCTCACAAGCATTGGCTGTTATACAATAACCACTTGTTATAAGATCACCTTGCCAAGTTATACGAGCTTTATTTGTAATATGATTATACAATTTAGGCATGTAAGTGAAATTGATGATCTCCTCAGGATCGGTTATCTCCGTTATAGGAGTAAATTCAGTTGTCCTATCCCCGTATAACTCCGTATCAGCTAAATCACAATGCACACCAGAATCATATAGATACGTAAGAGTCCCTTTTGAAACACCTCCAGTTATGCCTAATAAAACGTTGTACTCATATTGTTGATCCTTTTGAGATATCTGTCCACCTATTCTTATAACTTCTATTTTCTTATCGCGATATATATCAAGAGAAGATCCGTTAAAACTATGTTGATATGTATCTCCATCAATATATATATATCTACAGGATTAGGACACATGCTCTTGTCTATATTAATACGGTAGTGGATCTTACCGGAAGAAGAAGTCCTGCGCCTAAACATACCCCCTCCTTATCTGAGGGTTAAAATACCCCCCCCCTCCACAAAGTTATCTGTAATATATTGATACATGATTAAATAATTTAAGTTACGTACAAATATAATAAATTATATTAGATGGGGGAGGGAAGATACCAAGGAAGGGGGCTGGCGTCATACCCGCCGGGAAGGCTATAAGGGATGGGAGCCAGCCCCGTTCTGTTGGGTCAGTAGGGTGTATGATCACTCGATGTCACGTACAAATCGAACAGAAGAGGTTAGGCGCTTGTATCGGGTGAATGCGCGCCCATTGTTGAATAGTACGATCCATCCGGAGTTGGAGCTATGCTCTGAACTAGACCAATAATATCTGGTATCTAACGGCTGTCCACCAATAGCCAATAACGCGTTATTGACGCTAATCAAGTACATATATATCAATGAAAGCTGACCACATGATGGGATATACCAATCATCATATCCTTTAGCGTCAGCACTAGCTAAGAACGTATTAAGTACATGACCGGCTGTCGCATAGGAAGTATAAGAACCGCCACCGGTAGTCACCCCTTTTAATACATTGGAATTCGCTTTCCCATCCCAATCAGATAAAGCCCCGCTTGTCCAGGCGGTAACATTTGCCGAAAGGTCAGGAGTACCATTGTATGAACCCGACTCCGGTTTTAGGAAACCAAAATCATTGCTCCCGTCTACTTTGTCATAATTTGTAATGCCGGCCTGATCCGTACCATATTCACCCCAATAAAAAGAGTAAGTCTTGTTAGAAGAATCGGGCAAACCGGACGTGGCTGTTTTGTAGCTTTGATTAGAATCCTCATTCTTCTCAATCATGATCTTATGATCATCATGTACAATAGCTACGGATATACATTGATAATCCGCCTTTGACAAAGGTATTAATCTACCATCCTGTTTAACGGCATAAACGCCATTATCAACAGGGGATTTATAACTTGAATAAAATCTCCTCCTTATCATAAGAATAAATTTTTACGGAGGATATAAATACCCCCCCCATCATGTATTTAACTTCTTTATTCATAATATATTATGTTTTAATTATATCGCAAATATAACAAATTAAATGAGATGGAAGGTGATATGGTCGTGAGGAAGCATGAGGGATATTCGGAGAGGATGATATGCGGGACGTTATTGGAAGGATGAGGTGGGGTATGATGGGAGGGGGATATGCGGGACGGACCACCTCCCCGAAATCGGCCCGGCCGGGCTGCCGTTTTTGGACCAGCCCCCCCCCAATCCACAAAGGACGGGAAACAAGAACGGTAAACGATCTGCGAGCCGAAAAAAGAATGATTATTTTGTGTTTAACTTGTTGATTGTCAATCATATAAATCAATATTTTAATATATGTTTACATTTGATTAGATTTATTACATATAATCGTCGAATTTTTATTGCAAAATATTTGTTGGACAATAAAACATGTAGTATATTTGCTCTTGTAAGATAACAGCATTAACAAACAAGGCGTACCAGGTGCCATTATAAGTCCTAAAGGTATAGGCAAAGTATATGATAAGTAAAGAGATTAACAAAGTGCAGAATGAAGTTAAAAAATCAAACGAAAAGACATTAACAGGTGCAGTAAAAGCTTGGTGCAACCTGTTTAAATCTGGTAAAGAAATAAACGACATACTAAAAGAAAATGATATTAAAGTATCAAGGGAAGTCGTTCCCGCTTTGGTTGCTTTAGCTAAAGACAAAGAAGTAGTAATACAACTTTGCAAAGAAATACTCCCACGAGTAAATAATACGTTTTGCGCATACAAGGAAGTAGAGCGTGAATACTATGATAAAAACGAACAGGATAAAAACAAAAAGCTTAAAATGAGTGAAATAGAGGATATAGCAATACTAGGATCGTCTCATAAACGCTTTGGATATAATGAGCCTATAGAGTACGATTTTGGTATATATTACGAAACGTTTAACGGCGCAGACAAACGTATCATAAAGTGTGCCGTACCTATCAAACGGTATACGTTTAATCTCATTGCAAAGTGTGTTACTTACTATTTGACACACCCCAAAAATAAAAGATAGCAAATAATTAGCCCCTATATCATTTGTATATAGGGGCGTTATGGTAGCACACCTATGCGTTCCCGTCGCGCTACTGATTTAGACTAAATAGGTAAGATATTTGATATTTTGATATAAACATATTGCTGGTTGTTAGGGTATCGAGAACTTGCAATAGATAGGCCGCCGTTTAACAATGTGGTTTAGGTACTATTATAGTCCATGATAGTCCATTATCTTTAGGTTTATATCAATTCGGTAATTACGCTGGGTCTACCTAGTAGGCCGTGTAAAAACACGGGGTATATTGGTGTATATACGCATGTATAGGGCGTATGTCCATGTGTAGTAAGAGTAGCACGCATGGAGTGCATTACGGGGTTATAACCGTATCAATATATCAATGCAATAACATATAGGGTTGCTTAAATACTTGTATGTTATATGTATTAATTAAAATAACAACCCTTACAAGGGTATTTTGTGCGGTTAAATTGACGCACAAAGTGCGCCTTGTCGGTACGTATCACGGGAAACGTATGTGCGTATTTGGCCGGCTTCGTTGTCGGCAAAGGGACAAATACAAATTAATTGGCGGGCGTGCGGGCGTTCGGCTGGCTATATCGATAACGCCGGCCGTATTGTCCCAGGCTTACCGTTTCTTATTGGTGCAATTTAAAACGAATAAATTATGTATAGGAGAAAGTTTGATAATCTTAATAGAAAGCTAGCACTTAAAAAGGAAAAGGCTTTAGACGTTGCAAGAAAGTCTCAAATTGAGTTCTATATTGAGCTTACCAAAGAGCTATACAAGTCTAATAAATTAGATTGTAGTAGGGAATCTGATAAATGTAGGCGGAAACGTGTTAGTTACATGGCAAACAAATTACGACAATAGATCGTTTGTTTTTATTTGATTTAAAGTTTGTGCCCTTTCGTACTATAGTGATATAGGACGGAAGGGCTTTTTTGTGCCTATATTTTACAAAATGATAGCATATGTATATATTTTGCTTACGCATAAAAGTGTTGAGGCGGCAAATTTTAAGCCTTGATCGAAAATGTGTAAGCAAAATGCTTTATTTAGCATTATTTTGTATACATATATATCCATGCGGACGGGTATATTGTGCCCTTATGTATGGTTTCGTGCGTGAATCGATCCTAAAAGGTATATAATAGGCGGTACTTATTGTATATTTTTTATCTATGTCTGGGCTTATCTTTCCTTAGAGGTAGCTCTAAGGCTTGATATATATTATATTGTTGATACTCAATTAATTATATTATTTGGGTATTGTTTCTAAGTTACGGATACTTATTGTATATTTTTATGGGTATATTTATATATTTCGTACTTACCTTGTTTTGTGGTTACATGGCGTTTGAGTTGGGGCGGTATGTTATAGCTACGGGCGACGCCCTGCCTATAATCATAGTTTCTTTATTGGTTTTATTATCAATACATTGTATTAGGCAAGTATATAAGGCAATCAAGAACAAGGATCTCGACATCCTAGACTAATCGGGCGTTCCACGTGGAACAATCGGGAGGAAGGTCTCGGTTTTTGTGCTGGGAGTTGGTGGGGTTGATTTGTTTTGCGGGAGGGGACACCTCCAAACAAGGTAAATCAAGGTAAATCAAGGTAAATCAAGGTAAATCAAGGTAGATCAAGGTAAATCAAGGTAAAT